TCCACGTTTCAGCATCCATGAGGTGCGCCAGCTTCGTGCGGCTCATGCTGGTTTTGATCTCGTAAGCGTTGATGATGCTTTCCTTGACCTCGTCCAGCAGCTGAATCGCTTTGCGCATTTCCTCGCTGTCGCCCATGGCAACGGTGAGTGGGTTGTGGATCATCATGAGAGAAACCGGGGACATCTTGACCGTAGTGCCAGCCATGGCAATGACGGAGGCGGCGGAGGCCGCAATGCCGTCGATGACTACGGTAACGTCTGCCGGATAGTCCATGAGCATGTTATAAATCTGCGCGGCAGCCACACAGTCGCCGCCCGGAGAATTGATCCAGACAGTGATGGGGCCGTCGCCAGCGTGCAGTTCATTCTTGAATGCGGCAGGCGTCACATCGTCGCCGAACCAAGATTCTTCTGCAATCGCGCCTTCCAGACGAAGGATGCGTTCCTGAGTGGTTTCATCGCGCACCCAGTTCCAGAACTTCTTCATTTAGGAGCCTCCTTTTTCGGTTGACCGGCAAACAGACCGGCATCTTCCAGCTTGGTCATGTTGCCGTTGATCAGGTACAGATTGCCGCCCTGCTCGTCCGGGATCATGTCGAGGGATTCCAGCTCGCGGATGTCGTTGGCGGACATCCAGCCGTTCTGTCGAGCCACGGCATAACCGTTCATGCGGGACTGATAATCGCCGCGCAGCAGGCCTTCCACATTGAATCGTGCGAAATACCGCGTCCGTTCAGACATCAGCAGGAGCGAGCGCTGAATGGCTTGCTCCCAGCGGCTGATCCACGGGGCCAGCGTATACTTCACGAATTCCAGCGACTGCTGTTCAATGTTGGAGAAGGACGATTTTTCGAGGTCGCCAATCATGTGCGGCGGGACTCTGAAAATACGGGCAATCTCGTCAATCTGGAACTTGCGCGTTTCCAGAAACTGCGCCTGCTCCGGACTGATGGTGATGGGCTTATAGGTCATGCCTTCCTCAAGAACGGCAATGCGGTGCGCATTGCGGCTGCCCTGATAGATGGCGTTCCAGCTTTCGCGGACACGCTTGGGGTCTTTGACCACATTCGGATGCTCCAAAACGCCGCCCGGCTGTGCGCCGTTCTGATAGAAGGCCGCGCCATATTCATCGCAGGCCAGCCCCATGCCGATTGCCTGCTTTGCCATGGCAATCGGGCTGTAACCGACAAGGCCATCAAAGCCAAGGCCGGGAATATGAAAAACGTCCTCTGGTGACAGAATCACCGTGGACTTTTTCCCGAGGGTATTAGCGTCCGAATCAGAACGGGTGTATTCGTAATAGATACGGCCACGGGCATCACGATCCACTGTCATGCGGTCAGGCATAAGCGGATAGAGCGCAATGACCTCGCCGCGCCCGTTGCGGATGATTTGCGCGTAGGCATTACCCCAAAGCAGCAGGTGTGTCATAAGCGTTTCTCTGAAAGAGAACGAAGACATTTCCGGGTTTGGCTCGTCATGGAGCAGCCAGTAGAGCGGATGGTTGACAGCCTTTTCCTTGCCGCCAGCGTCGTTGTACTGGTAGAAATGCAGTGGCAGGGATGCAATGGACTCTGCCAAAATGCGGACACAGGCGTATACCGCCGACATCTGCATGGCTGAGCGTTCATTGACGGCCTGCCCGGCAGCCGACCTGCCAAACATGAAGGAATATCCGCTGCCGTTTAATGCGTCCTGAGGCTTGTCCCGCGCTTTGAACAGCTTCCCGAATACACTCATATAAAGAGCAGCCCCCTTTCGTCATACACAGAAGCGCCGTCGCCTTCATGCCGGATTGCACGATCCAGTGCCATGATGGTTGCGACAGCGCCGTCGATTTTCTCAGTAGATTTTTCTTTGTCGGCCTTGATATTGCCAGCCGGGTCGGAGCGAATGGTCACGTTATCGATCATCCAGCGCAGTACCGGATGCCCGCCGTGGGCGATGCGTCCCTCCAGCACGAGCTTCATCAATTCCTTTGTCGGAGGACTCATATCCTTATAACCCTGGCCGAATGGTACGACGGTAAAACCGAGGCCCTCCAGATTCTGCGTCATCTGTACCGCTCCCCAGCGGTCAAAGGCAATTTCCTTGATGTTGTACCGCATACCGAGTTCTTCGATGAATTCCTCGATATAGCCGTAGTGGATGACATTGCCCTCGGTTGTAAACACAAGGCCTTGCCGCGCCCATATGTCATAAGGCACATGATCACGTTTGACGCGCAGGTCAATGGTTTCCTCGGGCAGCCAGAAAAACGGCAGGATTTCGTACTTGCCGTCATCATCGCCCGGAGTCGGCGGGAATACCAACACAAAGGCCGTAATGTCGGTGGTACTGGAAAGGTCGAGGCCGCCATAGCAAAGGCGTCCGCGCAGGCGTTCCTGATCCACCGGGAACGAGCAGGCGTCCCACTTATCCATGGGCATCCAACGGGTGGTGCTGTTTGTCCATTGGCACAGATGGAATTGGCGGAACTGCATTTCCTCGGCAGGGTTCTGTTTGGCGGATTCGCAGGCAGCAGCATAGTAGTCGATCTCAACCGTCTTGCCCAGCGAGGGGTTGACGGAGAGCCAGACCTTCGGGTCTGTCCAGTCCGCCTCAGTCGGCGCAGAGAAAACGACCGGATAGAACGTCGGGTCATGCTTGCGGCCCTCCAGAATATCCATGGCCTTCGAGTGTACCTCGTAGCAGATGGAATTCTTGTCGGAGCCAGCGGTGGTGATGACAAAATTGAGAGGCTGTTTTCGGGCCGCGCCGGAGCCTTTGGTCATAACATCAAAGAGCTTCCGGTTTGGCTGGCCCAGCAGCTCGTCGAATACGCAGCCGTGGACGTTGTAGCCGTACTTCGAAGCGACCTCCGAAGAAAGGGCCTGATAGATGGATCGGGTCGGCGTATAGACAAGGCGCTTCTGCGATTCCACAATCTTCATTCGCTTGAGCAGGGCCGGGCATTGCAGCACCATGTCCTTCGCCACATCGAATACGATGGACGCCTGTCCACGGTCATTGGCACAGCCATAGATTTCCGCGCCTTCCTCGCCGTCGCCAGCAAGCAGATACAGCGCGATAGCTGCTGCAAGCTCGGACTTACCGGCCTTCTTGCAGATCTCAACGAAGGCCGTGGTGAACTGCCGGTATCCATTGGGCTTGATGATGCCAAACAGGTCGCGGACAATCTGCTCCTGCCAATCGAAAAGCAGGAACGGCTGACCGGCCCACACGCCCTTGGTATGCTTGAGAGATTGGATGAAATTGACGGCATGGTCGGCGCGTTCCTTATCGTAATGGGAAGTCGGCAGCATAAAGCGCGTAGGCTTATACTTACTTCTTGCCATGGCGGCGGCCTCCCCTCGGATAGTTCAGTCGCGCATATTCACCAAAGACCAGTCGGGCAACGGCGTCACGGGTGCGAGCCGCCTGCTTGGGATCTGAGAATGTGCCGAGATGATGCTTTCTGCCGTGCAGATGGATGTATGCCTCATAAAAGGGAGCGTCCTTCACAGGGCTTACGCCGATGAAGCCGCTGGTATTGGTTGAGCGGCGTTTCTGGTTGAAAGCATTCTGCTGGTGCGTACAGATGCGCAGGTTGCAGCGGCGATTGTCCATCTTGTCGCCGTTGATATGATCGACCTCGCCATCCGCATCCGGGAACAGGAGGCGATGGAACACCACCGTGCGCCCGTGATAATGCGTAGCCGGATACCCGCGCTTACCGAGGTGCCATGTATGCCGTTCAATCAACGGCAAGTCGATTTCGTCGAACAAAAAAGCGCCGCCACTTTTGAAGCTGGCGACGCCGTAACCGTTGTCGGTCATGCGGTAGGGATTGCTCACGGATTGCCTCCTTTCCTGAAAAATAGACAGAAAAAAAGCTCCTTGCGGAGCTGGGCGGGTTAGAATTCGTAGCCGCGAATCTTAAGGATTTCGCGCAAGGCATTGATGCAGCGTTTGGGGCTGGAGTAATCGCGGCGGTCAATCTGGCGGCCATTTTCATACAGCGTCACCATCGGGTAGCCGTAGCTTTCGTAAGCCTCGATACGGAAGCTGGATTCCATCTCGCCATACCAGAGTACGTTAGAGGTCTTGTGCCATTCGCGGCCAAAGATGAACTGGCCGTCGTAGCTGGTTTTGCCGGTGTACTGGAATCCGTTCTGCTGCATGATCTCCGCAAAGTTCGCTTTCTTCATCGTGGGTGCCTCCTGTCATT